GGTATCACGAGAATACTTATAATCATTATCAATGTTTTTTTCTTCAGGCGGAAAAAACTTTTCCATTTCTTTTTTATTACTCATTTAAATTCACTAACTCACGATTTTTAATGTGCTGTTCCTGAATATCATCCTTTGATTGTCCTAAGTACATTACTGCATGATGTTTATCAATCATATAATTATTTATAGATTGATCAGCATAGTTAGTTGTTCTCCACAATTCGCCTAATATTCTTCCAAACTTGCCAGTTTTATCTTTATGTGTCTTTAAAATAATACCACCTTCATCATCTAACATACCTGTTAAAAACTTTTTAGCGGCCAATCCATATTTCTTTTCTTCTAGATCTCGTGTTCTCGATTCCGGAGTATCTATTCCAAATAATCTTATACGTTCTTTATGCATCCATACACCAAAACCTAAATCAATATCTACGTCGACTGTGTCGCCATCAATTATCTTAACGACCTTTACTCTATATTCATACATTGTTAACTCGCACTATCTAAAATTGTTGTTGAAAATCCAAAGGTACTGTCATCGAGACCTATAACATCAGAAGGATTAGGTGTAACTATTATAGTTTCTAATCCTATATCTGAATCATTTAAACCAGCGTTGATATCAAATATCTTTGTTCTAGCATCGCGTATGACACTATTGTCTGCGATTGGACCATGATAACTTAACTTCATCTCAAAGTCCAAACTGTAAATTATTGTTCTTCTCTGCTCCATTGCTCCTTCAAAATCATCAGAAAAACTTACACCATTAATTATTACTTGTATATCTTCTTTAAAATCCGGATATTCAGTTTGAAATGGTTTTATTGTAAGAGCATATTGCGGATTAAAAGTTGGCAATATCTGTTCAATAATTTGTAATGCGTCATCTTGTGATTTAGCATATGCATTAAGTTGAAAGTTTATTGAATAAGGAACTGGATTAAAAAACTTTTGTCTCTTTGTTGTATCACCAGTTGAAGATATTGTTGTGAAGTTGCCAACCTTTGCTAATTGCCTTTGAGCATCATAAGATATTGAAGTAATTTCGAATGACATTCGAGGTAACTTAATTGCAACTTGTGTGTCTTCATTTAAATTAGGATTTTCGCGTATTCTTTCAAGATACTTTTGCTTTGGTGCATAAGATAATGGTACCTTTAATTGACTAATAACGGCACCTGAAGAATTTTTACGAATAATATATATGTTATTAAAAAGCCTACCGAACAGCGCCACAGCTTTTTTAGTTTTTGAATGATAGAAATGCGTACCGAACATTAGTTATTACTCACATCGCCGAATGGATTAGACTCACTAAAATCAATGAAGTCTGCACCAGTTGAAAAATCTGTGTTCTGTTCATTCTGAGATAATTGATTATCTTCAACTACAAGAGCTATGACACCCGTAGAACCAGTTGTTAGTCCTGTTACAGTTGCACTGTCTGCAAACGTATGATATTTACCATCATCAGCACCTGCATGAATTACATGAAGTTTGTTGTCTGAATCAGAAAACTTAGCAACTTCTCCTCTCATCGTTGTATCACCACTTGGAGTAGTAATTACCTCACCAACTTGAAATGGATTACCAGTTAAATTGGTTAATGACAAGACATACTTATATGCATATTTACGTTCTAAATTGTCTAGAACTTCTACACCAGTGTCCATATCTTCGCCAGTGTATTCGAATAACTGACATCTTAATTTGTATACTGGTAGATTGCTTAATTGATAAAAAGGTTGTTCATGTTCAACATGTGAAATTTGAAAGAAAGATTTACTTAAAGGTAAAAATATCACATCACCTTCATTTGGTCTTACTTGTGTACTTGGTATTTCGTTATCATATCTTTGTACGGTTTGTTCCCATCTTCTTCTAGAAACAATAAACGTAGCTTCATCTCTTATCTCTACACCAAATCGAGTAAACAAATCCCCTTCACCTTCAAAACCTTCAGTGTTTTCGATATACATTTCAACTTTATAAGATGAATTAAAGCTTGATACAGGATCATCGCCTAGTATACTATCCTCGTTCACAATATCTCTTGGTAAATAATACACATCTTGGCCATAGGTCTTGAGTGCTTCAATGACTATATCTTCATAAAGCTTTTGCTCTGACCGTACTTGTTGACTGAAATAAAAGTTTGTAGCCATATCATCCTACGAAAAAGTCTGGTGGAAATTCGTGTTCTAATCTCAAATTCTCTCTAAGAGTAGCAATCTCTGCAGTTGCATCATCATATATTTGTCTTCCGTTTAAAATGACTCCTCCTGGTAATTGCATGCCTTCAAACTTAATTAAGTTTTGACCCCATTGTTGTTTAATTAATGCAGTGGTATATTCTTTAATAAACATATCATTGAATATTGAAGTATGATCATCTTCACTTACTTCTGTATAAACTTCTGCAACTATATAATCGCCAGCTTTAATATCACCATCTGCAAAATCGCCGAAAATGTACAATCTGTTCTGTCTTCTTGAAAATTGAACTTGTGGTGTACCATTTAATTTCATATCTAAAAGCGATAAGTATTGCTGCATTTGCTCGTAGTATGCAAGATCACCTGCAAAATTCATAAGATCAGCAATATCATTTAGCATCATTTGATATTTAATGTCAAAAAAGTTTCTAGAGTTATTAAATGAACTTGAAAGTGGAAACATTTTAGAAACAAATAATATATTATTCGCTAAAGTAATATACTCATTTGACACGTCAGTGGCTGTTACCTGATGCTTAAGATAAGTTCTTATTGTAGCATCTGAATGAAACTCACGATAATATTGTAAAGCTTCATCTATCCTATCTTCCAATTGATCTTCATCTACGTTGACTTCGATAACTGGTTCTCCGAGACGTCTTTTGCAATAGTCTATAAGAGTTGCGCGTGATGTTGGAGTTGCCATTTTAAAATCCTTTTATGCTATTTATAACACTTCAAACTCTATCTATACATTGACCGGCTTCATATCTAAAATTTTAGTAGCAGCCTTTATGGCATCTAACATATTTTTAGATCTTCGAAGTTTTGCTTTTAATGTTTTCTTATTAGAGTTTTGTACTGAAGGAAGTTCAAGTAATTTAAGCTTAAACTTAAAAAGCTTTTCTTTATCTGTTTCGTCGTTATACAATCCAAATAAAAACTCCACTATCGTTTTCATACTATCAACGTTGGCTAAGTTAGTTAAATCGGTAACTAATTGAGTTTTCTTAGCAATTCTTATAATATCATCTTTAAATGCTTCATTTTGAGCACTTATTTGTTTGTAAGTTGCTTCATGTAATGTGTCAATATCAATGTGAGTTAATAAGTTTTCCCAATTACGATCACCATCTTTAGCTTCAATGTATTCAAACGCTATATCCATCCCATCACGGCTTTTCCACAAAGCCTTAACAATTGTTCTTTCATTATTGGAAAAATGCGCTGATAAAAAATCATAACCAGGAATTGCCATTTTATATCCTTTGTATTTTCAATCGATATGTATTAGCTGTGACTGCACTACCATTTGGAAATTCTTGAGCTCGATAGTCATTAGCATTAACAAATCTTTGCTGATAGTTACCACTGCCGTTTAATATTGTATTAGTCATACCAGAACCTCTATTACTACCAGATCCGTCAACATTATATCTTATTCTTGACCCTGTAGTATTGGCTGTATGATGCCTTATTTCTGCTAATAACATAGCATCAAAATTTGCTGATGAATATTCTTGTAAATCATTATCACCATTTATCTGTACTGGTATAGTGATTGATGGAGCACCACCTTGATTTGTTTTCATTAAATAAAAATTAGATATAGTAGTTGGTTGATCTAGAGTTTCTGGAATTCCGCCTGCAGTATATGCACCAGTGTTCGCTCGAGTGTCGGTAAAAACAGGTGTAGCTGATACTAATGTATGGCTAGCTAAACTCGTTGATGTGTGTATTCTATATGTACCATCTCTATCACTTCCATCTGTGAGTGTTCCTATTGCTTGTGTGATGAATGTATCAAACACATCAGTAGCCGACATTGCTTGGATAGATCCAGATCCATCATAAAAAGCTGGATATGCTTTACTATTAGTATCAGCCGGTGTACCTATAGACGCAACAGTTTGACTAATTCTATCATAGTTTACTGTTACAGTTCCTGGCTCTGCGGTCTCTGCTTCAGTTGGAAATCTATCTACTCTTGTTATATAAGCTCCAGCTTGTTTTCTAGTGTCAGTCATAGTAGGAGATATATTACCACCACTGGCAACCTGAGAAACTGTTACACTCGGACTGCCGCCATATAGATAAACACATCTACTTTGAATGCTCGTCACCATTGCGGAAGACATCTCTTGGAGATCTGTTCCATTCCAATATAAAGGATTTCTCGCTGTCATTATTAAGCACCTGCGCCATGTATTGTTTTAAGGGTTGTTCCTGCTGAATTTTTAATCAGTAAAGTTGATAAGGATTTTAATTCTGCAGAACCTACCGCATCATCTGCTATCTTAGCTTCAGTAACTGCATTACTTGCCAAATGTTCTGCATCAATAGATCCAGCAACGTAATGCTCTGAATTGATTACATCGTTTGCAATTTTAGTTCCATCAATAATATCTGCGGCTAAATGTTCTCTGTCAATAGATCCAGCTACATAATGTTCTGAATTTATAACATCATCTGCTATTTTAGTACCATCTATAATGTCTGCAGCTAGATGAACTCTATCAATTGAACCATCTACATAATGTTCTGAATTAATTGCGTTGTCAGCTATTTTAGAACTGTTAATTGCATCTGCTGCAATCTTAGCAGTTGTAACATTGGCATCTGCAATGTTAGCAGTTGCAACTGTGCCTGATGTTGGAACACCAGTTCCATCATATTTTAGAACATGGTTAGCTGTTCTATGTGCTAGCTGACCGATGTCTACCTGATTGTCAGCAATCATAGCCTGTTGTACTTGTAATTCAGAAACTATTCCACCAGCTGTTGTAGAACCAAGAAGTCTATTAGCTGTTGCAACGTTTTGTATCTTGGCGTATGTAACCTGATCATTTCCAATATGAGCAGTATCAATTGATCCGTCTGCATAATGTTCAGAGTTAATAGCATCATCAGCTATTTTACTACCGTTAATAGCATCCGCTGCAATCTTAGCAGTTGTAACATTGGCATCTGCTATTTTAGCAGTTGTTACTGCTGATGCTGCTAATTTGCCAGTAGTAACATTTAAATCAGCAATTTTTGCAGTTGTAACATTGGCATCTAATATCTTCGCGGTTGTGACTGCATTAGATGCAATATGTTCTGCATCAATAGATCCAGCAGCATAATGTTCAGAATTAATAGCATCATCTGCTATCTTTGTACCGTCTATAATATCTGCAGCTAGATGAACTCTATCTATTGAACCATCAGTATAATGTTCAGAGTTGATGGCATTATCAGCTATATTGTCACTGTCAATAGCATCAGCTGCAACCATTACGTGTTCTACTGCAGCATTAGCTATTGTAACTGCACCATTGGATGCTATAGTAACAT